AGAAATGGCCGAATCTGGCCTAAATTGGCCTTTGAAAAGTGCGGTTTTCCGGGCCTTGCGCCGTTGGGCGCTGGTTTCGGGAGCTAGGGGCCGGAGGTTCGAATCCTCTCACTCCGACCAGTAAAAACGGGCCTTTCCGGTGTTTTCGCCGGGAAGGCCCGGCCCGCGTAAGGAAGTGCCGTAAGGAAGCCCGGCACGAAAAAAGGCCGCCACCCGGTTAGGGATGGCGGCCAAGTCTAGGGAGGAAACGCCCCCATGAGGGCGCGCGGCGAGCTCGTCTCTCGCCGATCCGCCGGCGGCTTCTACCTCGCCGGCGAATTTCGTTAGGAGCGCGGCGGCCACTCCCAATAGCTGAGCATCCCGCCGGCAACGTCCTTGCGCTGGCTGCTCGAGGCCACGTGCACGCCCTCTTTCCACGGCTTGAGCACCGCGAGGGTTGCGCACGTGTCCGAATGGCTGGCGGCGACGATCGCCGCAAAGGGGCCTTCGAATGCGCCGCCGAAGTCCGGCGTCGAGCCGGCGGGAGCCTCGTAATAGTGGACGATCCTGCCCACGGTCGGTTTTTGGTCGCTCACGTTCTACCTCGAGGTGAAAGATGGCGCCGGAAATGCCCGGCGGCGCCGTCCGGGTTTCAGGATTTCGCGAGCTCAGCCGGCACCTTGAGCGCGGCCTCGATCGCGGCCGCCACGTTCACGATTTCGTGGCAACCGATCGCGGACCACGGCCCGCAATTCGGAAGCCTGGTGAGCTCGGCCGGGTGGCAGTGGAACGGCGGGAGCACCGGAACCTCCGGCACCGGGTCGATGCCCACGCGGGTGAGGAGCACGGCCTCGCCGGCGAGCTTGCCGCCGAGCATGCCCACGCGCGGCGGCTCGAATGCCGTCACCCGGCCGAGCGCGCCGCCGGCGTGCTTCCATAAGGCCGCGGCTATGAGTGCGTTGGCGCCACCCATTGAGTGGCCGTTGAAGCCGACAACGGCGCTGCGGTCGAATTCGCGGAACATGCGGAGCAAGACCGAGAGCACCGCGCACCCGAAGCCATCGGGCAACGGCCCGAAAGCCGGGTCTAGGTGCATGGGCACTTGGCGCATGTCGACAAGCCAATCGCCTATCGAGCTCGGCCGCGTGCCTTCGAAGGTCACCACCGGCGCACCGTCCTCGAGCTCGAGGAAGGCGCGGCAGAGGCCCGGAGTCGACCACGTTGGGGTGCGCGCCGGGTCATAGGCGAGCCGGCAAAGCTCGGCCCGCGCAAGGTCGCTCGAGAGAAGCATGGCGGTGCTACTTCGGGCACGCCGGCGGCGTGGGCAGATTGAGCGCCGCGCGGAGCTCGCGCCGCTCTTGCCCGTAGTCGCTGACATACACGCGGAGCATCGAGCCGGGCGGGAGCGCGTCGAATTCCGCCGCCGCCTTTTTCGATTGCTCGCACGTGTACTCTTTGGGGTACGGCGCCACCACCGGCTCGGCCGGCTGCGGCTTTTGTTCGCCGCATGAGGCCAGCAAGAGGAGGAGCGGCAAGAGGCTAAAACGTGCCATCGTTCAAATCCTGTGAGGTTTCGTTGGCCTTTGCCTCTGCCGCGTCCATTCGGTGCTCGGCCTCGAGCGCAACGCCCTGGTCGACCGTCTTTTGCTCGGCCTGCCCGGCGTTGCGTTGCGCCTGGTCGTGCACTTCGCTCATCGCCTGTTTTCCGAGGCCGAGAAGCCCGGCCAAGAAATCAAGCGCGGCTTTGATGAGCCCGAGCATTAGCCGGAGGCCGGCGAGCTCGAGGCCGGTGCCGGCTTGGGCGCTGGAGTCGATGCCGCCGGAGTGGGAGCCGGCGTGACGGTTTCCTTGATGACGGACTCGAGCAACGGGCAAGCCTGCGTTGCAATGTCCCTCACCGTGTTGTTCGCGCCGGTTACCGTCGCATTGTTGATGGCCTGAGTGGCCACCGCGGCGAGCGCGTCATAACTCACCTTGTTCGCATCGTAGGCCGCGCAAACTTGCTTCATCTTGTCGACGATGAGCGGCGTGGCGTTCTGAGGCGTCAGGACCACTTGGTTGCCCTGGCTATCGGTCCACATGCACCCGCCGAGGAGCGCCGAGGCCAGGATGGCAACGCCGAGCAAGGGGATGAGCGCGTGAGACTGCACCTTGGCCGGATCGGCCGCCGGCGTGGGCTTGGTGGGCACGGCCGCGGCGAGGATGCCGATGGCCATAACGCCGAGCTGCGGAAGCTGGTCGACAAGCGGCGAGCTCGAGCTCAGGAAGCCGCAACCCACGGCAAACGAAACGATGCCGGCCCACGTCGATTTTTCGAGTAGGCGCGCATAGACATAGGCGAGCGCATTCGCCCAAGAAAAGTGATTCATGGTCGATAGTCCTTTGAGGTTGAGGGTGGCCGGGGAAATCGGGAAGCGCCGCGCGGTGGCCGGCCGCGAGGCCCGATCGCTAGAGCTCGAGCGCCTTGCGCGTTACCGGGCCGGCGATGCCATCGGCCGCCAGGCCGTGGGCGCCCTGCCAATCGGCGAGAGCTCGGAAAGTCTGAGGGCCAAACCACCCGTCCGCCGGCGCGAGGCCGAGCTTGCGTTGGAGCGCTTCGACGTCCTGGCCGTGGCAACCTTCGAAGAGATCCCGAGCGCCGATCGGCTGGAATGCGGCCGCGTGCTCGAGGATGGCGAGCTTGGGCATGTCGCCGGCGTTCCGCGGCGCCGTGGCGATGGCGGCGATATTCTCGCGCGCTTCGACTGACTTGAGCCGGCCGAGCTCATCGAGGCTGTGCATTTGGCGATAGGGATAGACGGGGCACGGCCGCGGGTCGATTTCACAATGGCCGTGAAAGGTGACCGGCGCCCCGAGCGCGAAATAGGCGGCGTCAATCGCCACCATGAGGTTGTGAGTGGCCGCGAGGCTCTCCGGCGTGAATACCTTGGAGCCGTGAGTCGATATCGCGATGGTGGCCACGTTGCCCATGTGCACCATGTCGGGCGCCACCAAGGGAACCTCGCCGAGCTGAGCCGCCGGCGTGAGCTCGAGCGGGCGCCCGGTCGCCACCTTGCCGCGTTTATCGACAACGAAATGGTAGCCGATACCGGCCCACCCGTTGGCGAGGTGCCAGCGGTTCACCTCTTCGGCGAGGCCCACGCCGGCGAGCTCCTCATTGTCCGAATCGGTGCAATGGAGAAACACGCGCGTCACCTTGCGCACCGGCGCGCGAAAGCTCGCCGGGTCGAATAGCCCGAAATTCCACATGGTCGGTTTTCCTTTTCAGGGAGAAGGCGGAGGCGCCGAGTAGCCGAACACGCGGCCCTCGAGCACGGTGATGCGCCGGTCGTGTTCCTTGAGTTGCGCGGTGGCCACCGAGGCGCGCGCGGTGCCGACCGTCTTGTAATCGGCGAGCGCCTCGCGGGTGGCGCGCACGTCACTCGACAAATTGGACAGAAACCACGCCGCCACGCCGAGGATGGCCGCGATAATCGGCGGCGCCGTCACCATCGAGAGCCGTGCCCATGCCTGCAATGCCTCATTGCGCGCAATCGCGCGCATGCGCTCGCCGTTGCCGTTGCCGTTGCCGTTGCTGCCGTTGGCATCGCTCATCGGTGCACTCCACGCATGAAAAAGGCGGCCGAAGCCGCCACCGTTCTCGAGCTCGAGGCGCTCGCCGGTTAGGCGAGGCCCGCGGTTATGTCGATCGCATCGAGCGCGGCTTGATCGGCCGCGGCCGTCACCGCGTCTTTGAGCGCCGCGCGCTGGTAGAACTTGGCGGCGCAATAGTCCGCCGCCGCTTGCGCCATGGCGATGAAGTCCGGCACCGCGAGCGCGAGATAGGTGTTGTCCGCCATGCGCCAGCGAAAGCCGCCGCTCGGCCACGTGAGGCCGGCGACATTCTGTTGAACCGCGAGAGCGCGCGCGAATATCTGCCCTATCTTGGCTTGGCTCTCTTCATCGACTTGCAAGGTCTTGCCGTTGAAAGGAGCGCCGGCGGCGAGCGCCAGGCCGAGGCCGAGCTTTGCCTGATAGGCCGCCTCGATCGCCGCGCGCTTGAGATTGCGCGAGTCCTCGAGAGAGGCGGCCACCAAGTCCGTTGCACCGTCCTCGAGGTATTCTTGGCCCTCGAATTGAGCCGCTGCAAACCGGCCCGCAACCTTGCCGGCGCCATCGCGCGTGACATACCAACCCATGGTGCTCGCTCCCTTCTTAATCGTCGCGGCCGGCGCGATCTATCCAACCCATGGTCGTGCCGTAGAGGGTTAGAGAGCTCACGGTGGCGCGCGCCCTGATTTGCGCCGAGGTATTCGTGCGCACGTTCTGAGCCGTCACTTGCACGCCTTGCGCCGTGGTGCCGGCATTGGCGAGCCCGGTGGTCGACGGCGCCACGTCGTTCGCATCGAGAGCGGTGAAGATGGCGGCCTCGTCGGCGCCGCCGCCGGCATATTTGCAATTTGCGCCGAAGAGCGCGTTGACTTTCACGCCGGTGGGAACATACCCGAACGTCAAGGTTGAGGCCGCGGTGCCCACCGATACGCCGTTGAAATCCACTTGCGGCGTGGTCCATAGGAATTCATCGCCATTTTGCGAGAATGCGAGAATGTGCGAGGAGGCGTCGGTGCGGAAGGACATGCGCCGGCGTTTGTAGATATAGCCGGTCGGCATGGTCGGCGCGCTCGGCGACGTTGAGGCGAGCATTGCCGTGGTGCCGTCCGCCTTGCCGATAACGAAAGCGTGGTACCACGTGCTCGCCGCGAGCGCGCCGGCGTCGAGGCCGTTGGCGCCCACCGTGCCGCAATCGAGCGTGACGGCCGCCAGGCTCATCATCACCGCATCGGTGGAATCGGCGGCCTCGCCGGCGGTGAAGTCTATTTTGGTATTGGGCGAGCCACTGTTATTCGAAGCGGTGATGCCGGCGCGATAGGATCGGCGGAGAGTATTCGGCACCACGTAATCCGCGCGCCACGTGCCCTTGGCGCCGTCATAGATGTACATAGTGCGCCGCGTGGCCGGCGCCGTGGCCAAGTCGGTGGTGTCGCCGCCCGCCGGCGCGAAGGTCACGCCGTTGGAGCTCGAGCCGTAGGGCTGCACGAAGAAATAGAAGCCGTGGCCCACGCCGGTGGTGGCCGCGGCAATGCCGGTGAGCGTGCGGCTCGCCGCGGTGCAATCGAAAGCGAGGGTCTTGCCGATATCGTCCGCGGTGAGCACGTAATTGGCCGCGCCCTTGTCCTCGAATTTCGAGCGCAGGCTGGCGGCATAGATATTCGCGGCGCCGCCGGCGAGGCCGAGATAGTGCCGGCCCTCTTCGGCGTGGCTGGCGGCCGAGGTGCGCGTGCCGCTGATATAGCGCTTTTTCACCCATGCCGTGGCGATGCCGAGCGCGTAGTCGAGCCACATGGCGCCGGCCGGGAGCCATCCCATGACGTTGGCCACGCCGTTCACAAGCGGCGAGAGCAAATGCTTGAGCACGGTGTTGAGCGTGGCCGAAAAGACGTAGATGGGCGCGTCGGTGGTTTGCCAGTTGATGAGCGCGCCGGTGCTCGAGTAGAGAAGCGTGCGGCCGGTGATCTTGTCCGGCGGTCCATAGGCGAGCGTGCCGTAACCGATTTCCCACGTCGAGCCGTCGCTATTCTCCGCGACGTAGAGCACGGCCGAGGTGTCGGCAAAGACCTGGCGCCATGTCTGCCAGGAAGTCACCGCCGTGAGCGTGTAATCGGTTGCCGAGCCCGTTATCAAGCTCGATTGCATTACCTTGTCACCAAGCATGTGGCCGGCTCCGGGTTAGGGCACTTCGCGGAAATTGAGCGGCACCGAATACATCGGGCCGTTGACGGTGAACTGCGGCAAGAGGTTGTGCACTTGCGGCGTGCTGAATACCGCTTGCATGCTTTGCCGGTGAAAGTCGGTCGTCGCGCTCGGGTCGAGAAGGCAGGCCACATCGCCCCACATGCCGCGCAAGCGCATCACCTCGCCTACGCCGTCTTGCACCGAGCGCAAATCCTCGCCCGAGATTTGAAGAGCGAAGAGCCGCGGCGCGCTGGCGTTGCGCCTATCGGTGAAAACGTGGCCGTAATCGGTGATTACTTGAACGTCCTTTTGGTCGCGCGCGAGCGGAGAGCCGCCGAGGTCGAAATTGAAGGTGGGTTGCCAGTAGGCGCCGAGCATCAAGCGGCCCGCCTCGAGGTAGCCGGCGGCGTTGCCGGCATCGGCGATATCGAGCTGCCAATAGCGGAGCGTTGCCGAATTCCACGAAACCCATGAGAGATATTGCGGCCAATTGGCGTCCGCCGGCTTGCCCGTCACCGGCCACGCCGACACCGCGGTGGTGTCCACCGTGGGCGCCGAGGTGACGCCGCCGGCGGTGGTCGCCCCCCTCACCCGGAGCGTGGCGGCCGAGGTGAGGTTGTGGCCGATGAGCGCCAGGCCGTTGCAGGCCACGGCCGAGCCCATGTCGATCGTTACAAACTCGGTGGTGCCGTTTGAGCGCCATTTCTTTCGCGGCTGCATGGATTGCAGATTGCCCACCGGCAAGCTCGACACTTGCGACGATGCCGCGAGCGTTGCCGCATCCGAGAGCGTGGGTGAGAGAAGTGTGATGTTTTGCACGTCCTAGCCCCACAGTCGCAAGGTCGGCTTGCCGTTGCCGTTCACGGCCACGCCCTGGCAAAAGAGATTGCGGCTCGCGCCGAGCCCGAGCCGGTTGGAATTCGCCACCGCGAGCACGCGGCCCACCACATCGGCGAACGGGTCCATGGCCACCGGGATTTCGAAAGGCTCGCGAAGCGCCTTGAATATCTGTTGCTGCCGGTCGCCCTCGGCCTGAGCGTCCGCCGGATTGACAAAGCCGCCATCGACCGTGACCACCGGCGCCGATGGATAGGCCACCGGCATGAATAGATCGGTTGAGGTGGTGAAGCGGCTCACCGCCATGGCGATCGCGGCGTCGGCTTGGTCCACGCTTGTGGCAATCTGGTTGGTGGTCATTTGCGTGTAATTCTTCGACCACCCCATGAGCGTGGCCCGCCGGCGCACCGGATAATCAACCATCGAAGGCTCGCCGACCCGGATTTCACCGGGACTCGAGTCGTCCGGATAGTAGAGCGTGAAGAGCGGCGCCTCTTGCGCCGGGTCGATGAGCTGGCCATAGGCGAGCAAGCCGTTGAGCCGAATGCACCACCACCCGGCCACGCCGCTCATCACAAGGCTCAACGACGCGGCCTTGGTGCTCTCTTGGTCGAAGTAGAAGCCAAGCGGCGCCGGCTGGTATTGCTCGAGCGCAGCGTGGGCGGTGGCGTCGATGCCGTCCGGATCGCTCACCACGATATTGCCGCGGCCGGTGGCGATGCGGCGCGCTATCTGAGCTCGGGTTGAGGGATAGCCGAGCCCGTTGATGGTGTCGTTGTCGCCCTGCACATCGGCGGTGATGAGATAGACCGGCGCCGAGCCGATGCGGAACAGGCCTTTGGCCAGGCACGTGGCGTAATGGCCGCCGGCCACGGTTGCCGCGGCGAGCGACGCATAGTCGGGGAAATCGCCATCATTGGTGAGCGCCTTGAAACCGTCTTTCACGGCGGTGATGGCGCGCACCGATGAACAGGAAACTTGATAGCAGAGGAGCGCGGCGTTGATCTGCACCGGCGTGATGTTGAACACCTGGCCCACCGCATAAGGCTTGATGATGCCGGTGAGCGTGGCATCGCCATCCTCGCCGCCGGTGCCACCGTAGCGGAGGCCATGCAGCTCGGCTTGGTTGAGCTGCCAAGCCAAGTCCCTGAGCTTGATTTGCTTCTTGCGAAGGTCATAGAGGATGCCGGCCGTGGAGAGATTTGCCACCACCGAGTAGCTCGAGAACGCCGCGTCGGGCTCTCCGCGGAGGAGTTGCAGCGGCGCCCCGTCCCACCCGAGCGTTCGCAGGCCGTCGAGCTCGCCATCCGGGTCATCGAGCTCGAGCACGCCAATGGTGTTGCTGCCGCCCGAGAGAGGATCGGCACCTTTCCAGAGGTTGATTTCGTAATTGAAGTTGCCGTTGAGCTTGCCCGGCACCCACGTGTTCGCCGGTGTATCGGTCGGCGAGCTCGAGCGCGCCGCGTTGCCGGTGGCCGCCGGATAGATGGTTGCCGATCGGCCTTGAGTGGTGAAGTAGCGGGCCTTTCGCCGGTCGATGGCGCCGCCGGGGAACGGCAGGCCGGGCAAATCCAAGGTGAGCGACGAATCGAAAGGCGAGAGCCGGAGCAAATAGGCTTTGCCCTCATGCGTGCCGAGGTTGAACGGATCGGCGCCCACATAGATGAGGAAGGCGCGCGCAATGTCGCGGTCGATCGTGCCGCCGGGAAACGGCGGCGCCGCCCTGAGGTAAACCTTGTCTCCCATGGCTTAGGCGAGGTTGGCGCGCTTGAGAACGGCGGTGAGCTCGGACAATTGGCTAGTGAGGTCGTCGACCTTCTGCTGCGATTGCTGAAACATGGTGGCGAGCTGGTTGTATTGGTTCGCCATCACGCTCACCGTGGTGTCATTGGCCGCCACCGGCGTGCCCGAGCTCGAGCTCGAGGCGCCGGTGAGCGTGTCCACTTGCGTGGCCAAGTCCTGGCGGAGCTGCGAAACAATCGCCTGATACTCCGGGCCGCTCGCGAAGTAGGAGCGCGCCGCGGTGGCATAAGCCTCGGCGTAGCTCGAGAGGTTGGTGATTGCGGTTTGGTCGCCGCCCTGAGCCTGAGCGAGCGCCGCGGTATAGGTCGCTTTCGTGCCGAGATAGGACGTGTCCGGCGAGGCGTTGGCGAGGTCGCCATAGGTGAGCCGCTGAATAAGGCTCTGCAGATTGGTGACGGCGCCGCTGTAGAACTGATCGACCATTTGCGCCTGCTTTTGCGTGTAGTAGGCGGTGATTTTGTCGATATCAACGTAAACGCCGGTGATGTTGTCCTTGATGTACTGAGCCGAGGCGAGCGCGGCATCCCGCTCATCATTGAGCGCGCGCATTTGCACCGCGAGCGGGTTGAGCATGTTGTCGATGAAGTCTTGAGCGGTGCGCTGCGTTTCCTTCGCGAGCTCGGCGTTGATCGGGTCGAGTGAAAGGCCGTAAGTGCTCGCTTGCGCGGCGAGCTGCTGAAATTTCTGATTAAGCTGGTCGACCGAGTCTTTTACCGGGTTCATCGCCTTGCCGAGCTGGTCATAGGCTTTGGCGAAGTCGACAAGGGTTTGAGTATCCTTGAGGCTCGACGGCGTGGCGGTGTTGAGCGCGGTCACCAAGACCTTCTGCAGCGAGTCGGCGATGCCCTTGATGGCATTGTTGAGAACGTCTTGCTTGAAAATCTGTACCGCGAGCTGTTCGCCGGCGGCCTGGATATCGCCGCCGGTCGATATTTGCGACTCGCCACCGCCGGGCGCCTCGGTGAAGGCTTGAATGTAGTTTTGGCCGACCCACTGTTGCCCATTCCAATAATGGGTGGTGCCCTGGTCGATGCGGCCGCCGTAGAGCTTGCCGCCGATCGGCGTGCCGCCGGTTTGCGTGATGAGGCCGAGCACGCTTTGCCCGATCGCCGCGGCGGTGCCTTGCATATTCGCGCCGCCGCCGAGCGAGCCGTTATCCCATGAGTAGAGTTGCCCCTGGTTTCCGAAGCCGAAACCGCCGGAGCCATAGACTAGCGCCGGCATCGGCGGCACTTGCTGGCCACCGCCGCCGAAGAGGCCGCCGAGCAAACCGCCGAGCAATCCAACGCCCATGCCGATCGGGCCGAAGGCGGAGCCGATGAGGCCCACGCTTGCCGCCAGCGAAAGGCCGCCGCCGATGATGCCGGACAGGCCGCCGATGGTTGAGCCCATCGAGCCGTTGCCGTTGACAAGGTTGAGGGCGCCAAAGCCGATCGAGCCCAAGCCGCCGAGAAGGCCGAGCGGCGTGAGGCCGGCGCCGGCCGCGCCGCTTAGCGTCGGCACGCCGGCCATATCGGCCGGTGCGATGCCGGCATAAGGCCCGGTGAATGGCGTGTTGAGCCATTGGCCGAAACTGCCGAGGAAAGAGGAGCCGCCGCCGCTCGAGAAGAGCGAGCCGAGGCCGAGGCTCGGCATGTTGAAGCCGCCGGTGGTGGCGCCCGCAACGCCTGCGCTCGAGGCGCCGGCGCCGAGCGGGAAGCCGAGCGCCGCGGCATTCGCTGGCGACACAAGACCGATGCCGTTGAGCCCTTGCACTAGAACGCTCATCACCGGCCGCACGGTGGCGAGCGCCAGGAATTCGGCGGCCATCTTGCGAATGATGGTGATGAAGGTTTGGCCGAGCGATTGGAAAGAGAAATTGCCGTTTTGCAGGATTTGGTCGAAGGCATCCGTGGCCGTCGTTTGGATATCGCGGAGTGCCTGTTTAAGTGGCTCCGTCCAAAGCGCCTGCACTTCCTTGAGTTGCTCGGCTTGCGTCTTGAGCTTTTCGTTGGCCTCGATGGCCGCGCGCCGGTTCTCCACGTCCTCGGCCGTGAGCGCGTTGCCGGCCTTCTGTGCCTCTTGCTGAGTCTTGACGCCGGCAATAACGCGCGCCTGCACGTCCGGCGCCTCATTCATCGTGGCGATTTGTGCCCGGAGCAAATCGTTTTGCTTCTCGAGCTCGGTGGTGGCCACCACGAAGGTTTGAGCGGCCGCGCCTTCCTTGGTCGCCTTGATGTATGCCTCGATTTGCGCGGCGAGCGCTTGCACCTTCGGGTTAGCGGCGTCGACCTTGCCGCCGAAAGCCTCAATGGCCTTTTGTAGCGCCTCGGTGTGCGCTTGCTGGTCTTGGAAAGCCTCATCGCCCTTACGCGCGGCGGCCGTCATGGCGTCTTGCGCGGCGGCCGCGGCTCGCAACGTGTCCAAGAGCTTTTGGATTTTCTCGGCCTGAGCGGCCGCGGCCTGCGCATCCGGCGGGTTGCTCACGCCAGGGAAGCCAACGCCGGCGCTCCCACTCGAGCCGAGCCGCGCATTGGCCTCATCCTGAGCCATTTGCGCCTGAGCTGCGATCGAGCGCGCGGCGGCCGTCGAGCCGGCGTAGTCGTTGCCGCCAATGCCTATGCCGGTGGTGGCGCGGAAATTCGCCATGGCGCTGGCGCCGGCGCCGGCGATCTGGCCGAAATACCCGCTCACCGAAGCGCCGCCGCCGCTCAAGCGCGGGAGATTCACCTCGCCTGGCGTGATGCCGAGCCGGTTGGCGAGCCATGGCACCTTGGTGGCCACGCCGTTATTGAGAACGGTGAGCCCCTTCTCGAGCCCATCAAGCGCGGCATTCATGCCGTCCACCATGAGCTTGCCGAGCTGGTCGGGCAGAGCCTTGAATGTCTCGAGGAAGCGCGCAACGAAGCCAACGCCCGCCACCACCATTTCATCAAGCGCGGTCTTTACCGAGTCGCGCGCATCGCCTAGGCTTTGCGTGACGGTTTCCCACGCCTTCGCAATATCGCCGGAGTGCTCCGCCGCCTGGCCGGCGCCGGATAGCCCGAAAGTGATGCCGGCCAGCAAGTCCTTGCCGCCGTTGTCGTACCAGTCGAGAATCTTTACGAGCCCCTCGTCGACGAAGGCACGTAGCTTTAATTTCGCGACTTCGGCCGAGTCCTCGAGCTCCTTGAGCCGGTGAGTAGTGTGCTCATCCATCATGGTGCCCATGCGCATGGCCGCCGCGGCGCTCGCGTCGAGCCCTGCCGACATGTCTTGAAGCACCGGAATCATCGCGCGGCCGCCGCGGCCGAAGAATTCGAACATGGCGGCCGAGCGCGCCGCCGGGTCTTGAATGGCGAGGATTTTGGCCGCCACCTCGCTCATCAAATCGGCGGTGGGCCGGAGGTTGCCGTTGACGTCGAGAATTTTGACGTGGAGCCGATCGAGCGCGTCGATTTGCGCTTTCGAGCCCTGAGCCGCCAGGCCGATGGTTTGCGAGAAGCGGCCCAAGCCTTGCTCGAGCTCATCGAAGCTCACGCCGTTGCGCGCGGCAATGAGCTCGAGGGCCTGAAAGTTGCGCGTGGAGAGCTGCACGCGGTCGGCCAAGTCATCGAGCCTGGCGCCGGCGTCAATGGCGCTCTTTGCCATCGAAAGCAACCGCTCGCCGAGTTGCTCGAGCTGCAGGATGAGTTGAGCCTTGATGGCGCCGCCCATGCTGGCAATCGACTTTTCCATCCGCGCGAGCGTGGAGTCGATGGAGCCGGCCTGTTGCTCGAGCGCTTGCAAGGCGCGCGTGGCCGCGGCCGACCCGTCCACCGCCTTGGACGAGTCGACAACGATTCGGATGATTTTTGTGGTTTGGTCCATCCCGCTCACCGATTTCTCTGCCGCCCGGCTTTATCTGCCGCGGCCTTGGCGTCGGCTGCGATGCGCTTTACCTCGAGCTCGATGAAGAAGTCGTCAATCAGGACGACAATCTCAACGAAGTCCTCGAGCGCATCGCCCTCATATCCGAGGTGCTCGCCCTCGCGCCGGATGGTGTCGCGCGGGATAGGCCGGGGCAGCGAAAGGCCGCCGGCCAATCCCATCGAAATCGACTCGCGCGGCCGATCGCGCGCGAGGGTGAGGAAGGCTTGCCAAAACGGTTCCGCTTCCTCATCGAGCGTCGGGCGGGATAGCAAGCGATCGACGGCCCACGCCTGGCCTTTATCGGCCGCGTCACGCCAGGCCGCGAGCTCGCCGGCGTGCTCGCTATCCCACCGGATTAGTTTTTTACGTTCTCCACCACGGCCTCGATACGCTGGCCGCGGAAATTCTTGGTGTCGTAGATGATGGCGTTAACCGCCTCGAAAGCGTCATCGGCTTGCAAGAGGAATGCCTTGCACGCCTCGCGCGTGAACGGGATGGTATTGCCGCTTGCGTCGAGCGGGCCATCGTGGCGCTTGCCATCGCCATCGGTGAAAAACCAATCCTTCACGATGATTTCCGAGAACACGCCGGCGAGATAATCGCGGGTGCGCTTGGCATCCGCTCGAGCGTTGCTCAAGCGGTTGAGCTCGGCGCGAATCTGGCCGCTCCGGGCCTTCCACGCCGGGTTGGCATCGGTGGCGGCGAGCACGATGAGCGTGATGCCGCCCTCGAGGCCGAGCTCGGCACCGCTTTCGCCTTCGATGGTGAGGTTGCGCTTGAGGTGGTCGATGTTGGCAAAATTGAAGTCAGGCACGTTGAAACTCCCGGTCGGTGGAGGGTGGGCCGGCCGCCGACCAAACGGCCGGCCCGAGGCGCGCGCTTTTCGGATTGGTCGAAGCGCTCGAGCGGTGGCTATTCGCCGGCCGCTTTGGCGAGCCCCTTGGCTATCCAATCGGCCGCATCCGTCTCGGAAGCGTCGACCGTGAGGCCGGCGGGGTAATCCTCGCGCTTCTCGGGCTTGTCCTCGCCCTGAGAAACGAAGCGGTGAAAATTCTGCAAGATGGTGACCTTGCGCATGGTGATGGACTCCGAGTGAGTGGGAAGAGCGGGGAGCTCGATCTCGCGCGTGACGCCGCCAGAATTAAGCGACGTTGCGGAGGAGCTTGAGCGCGGTGGTGTCGGCCGCGAAGTAGCGCGCCATAAAGTGGAGCGTCACCATGTGGGTGCCGCTGGCGCCAGGATCGTCCACGTCGGGATTCCACACGTCGCAGTTTCCGGCAACGAGCTCATCCTTGTGGTTCGCCACGCCGCCGATGGTGAGGTCGAGCGTTTGGCCGGTTTGCCGCGTGGTGAAGGTCGAATAATCCGTGAGCTGAGAAAAGTAGAGCTGCACGGTGCCTTCGAAGTTGAAGAGGCCGAGGCCCGTTGAGTACGGGTCATTCGAGCCCCATGAGTACCGCTCATAGCCGGCGTTGGTGAGCGTGGCTTGCAAGCTCACCACCTTCGGCGTGGTGAGGCCGAAGAGGCTGTTGACGGTGATATCCGCCGGCGTGATCGGGTCATCGCCTGGCGTTGGGCTGGCGTAGGTCGAGCCCACGATGGCGGTGGTGGCCGTGTTCTCGCCGAGCGCCTTGAGGCCGAACGAGAGCGAGCCGGGTTGCCCGTTCTGAAAGCCGATGCTCACTTGATCGCAAACGCACCCGGTGAGCCGGCGGTAAGGATTGGTGCCCCCGTTATTGTAGCGCTCCTCGAGCGTGAAGCTCTGAATCGCGCTCCCGGCCTTGAGCACGTTGGTGGCCCACGCCGAATTGAACGCGCTCGACCAAAGAATGTCGGTCCCGGCGTCGCGCGAGTAGGCGAGCTCGATGCTCTTGGGGTAGGAGTTGAGCCCCTTGGTCATGCTGGCGGCCATGCGGTCGCTCCGGCGCTCCGGCGAGCGCGTGGAGGGCCGATTCGGCGTGCCGTTGACTCGCGTGTCGCGAAGCAAGAGGAAGGCCGGAGTCGCCGGCGTGGTGCCCACGGTTACCTCGGGGACCACCGCCGATTGTTTGAGTGCGCTGTCCATAGGGGACTCTCCTTTCAACGGACATTAAAAAGCCGGCGATGGGCGCCGGCGGGTTGCGGTGGTGCTAGTGGTACGCCCTAGCCCACATTGAAAACTTGGTATGCGAGAGCGATGGACTCGGCCCACATGCCGCCCTCGGTGTGGCCGTTGCCCATGGCGCCAACCGCGTTGATGCGGATGAAGCGGTTAGGCCCGTACTGTGTGAAGGCGATGCGGCGGCCGCGGTACGCCTTGCGTAATTGGGAGGCATAGGTTTCGGCGGTGTCCCGATCGCGCGAGAGAGGTGCCACCACGCGGAGCGTGATTTGCCCCTCTTCCTTGAATTCGTTGGAGCCTGGCGCCCCGAAAGTGTCCTGATTCTCACTCGAGCCGGGAAACTCGAGGTCGAAATATCCGGTGGAGGCGTCCGGGTTGTCGCTGGTGTTGAGCGTATCGCGCCGCACCCATCCGATGGCCGGCGCGGCGCCGGCGATGAGGCTATCCAAATCGGCGCGGATGGTATCGCGGAACGGGTCACCGGACATTTAAGCGGCTCCCTGAGCCTCGAGCGCGTTGAGGTCGAAAGGCTTGATAAAGAACTGAATCGCCGGGTAAACGAGATCGCGCCGCACGCGCTTGCGCGCCTTCTGCCCTATCAATCGGTTGAGCGTCTTGCTCTTGTGACGGCCGCCGCCGATGTAGCCCCAAACCTTCACGCCGGTGCTGAGCGTCACATACTTGAAATCGAAGAAGAAGGATTTGCCATAGCGCTGGATGAGCTCGGGAAGCACAACGCGCTCATAGACGCCGCGCGGAGCCTGTTTGCTCAGTCCCGCAACCGCCGAGAGGCCGCGCTTGCGCGAGCCCTTGCGCCCTTCGATTTTCTTGGCGTAGGGCTGCACGTTAACGATTTGCACGCGGTCGCCATCCTTCACGTTGCGAAGCGCCTGCCAAATGTTCCCTTGAATCTCGGCGCCGTTGAGCATCACCACGTGGCTCGAGGCGTAACGGCCGGTCTTTACCGGGCTCTTTTTCTGCAGCTCGGTGAGCGCCCAATAGACTGCGGCCGCCATGTCCGGCCGCGCCAGGAATTCGATTTTCCCGAACGGTTTGACTTGCTGATAGTCGCGCCGCACCACGTTATCGGTAACGACCACCGGCTCATTGTCGAAACCCTTGCTAACCTCTTCCGTGAGCGCTTGCTCGGCAATGGTGATGGTGTTCGCCTGCACCCACTTGCCGATTGAGTCGATATCCGCCGGCGGCCCGCCGAGGTTCTCGATGGTGACGTTGCGGGCCACTAGCCCACCACCTCAATGTCATAGTAGGCCACGGCGCCGCTATCGCTCACCGGCCGCACATCGGCCACCTCGCGCACCCGGCTATCGACCGTAAGTGTGTCGCCGCGCCGCGGCTCTTTGCTGGCCCAAGCCGAGGCGGCGAGCTCAACGGTGCCGATTTTCACCCGGAAGCGCTGTTGCTCGGCGGTGTTGCCGATCGACTCCACGTTCTCGCGAATGAGGATGCGCTTGGCCTGGAGCGTGATGGTGGTGCCCTCGCCATCCCGAGCGAGCACCATGGATTCACCGCGCTCGGCGAGCACGCGGTTGAAAACGTCCACCACGCTCATGGGACGGGGTTTCTATAATCCTGCAACGCCGCCTCGACGTTGGGCAGTAAGCCCGAGTCGCCGATCGCGTCGCCGCCAGGCACCGAATAGGAAACGGTTGCCACCTCTTGCACCGCCTCTGACCGTATCGCCGGGTCTCGCTTGCGGCCGAGAAACACATAACGGATTTGGTCGATGCATGCGGCCTCGATTTCGGGCGGCACATCGGTGGGCAAAGACCATCCGCAATCGAATTCGACCACGATGGCGTTAGGACTCCAGAACGCCGGCCGGCCCTGCGCATCGAGGCGCTCGAGGCGGCCGGAGAAGCCGCCGATGAACTTGTAATCAGTGCCGAGCACCAAGTCGGTGCCATCCTCGGTGACGCCGGTGATGGCCGTGATGGGCACTCGCCAGGGCAGATAAAGCGCGGGGCCGCGGCGGTATTCGTTGACGTTGCGGAATTCCACATAATTCGGGAAATCGGTGGGCGCGTACCACGTGGCGCGAAGCGACTCGGCGCCGAGCGTTGGGCGAT